CCAGCCGTAACACCACCAATGGCACCTGATATAAGGGCTGATTTAGCTGCATCTTTCAAACTACCGCCTTGTAAAAGTGTGCTGATACCAGACCCTGCCGCTGCGCCGTAGATCGGGCCAAGCGCAAAAGATAGAGCAATGGGTAAAACAACAGGAGCAACTTTTTTGACAACATTTTTTATTTTCTTAAATAATTTTTTAAAGAAAAATTCTGGTTGTCCGGTTATAGGGTTTATACTATTAAGTTCAT